TTCCCTTCAGCTCTGAGTTTCCTGTTGCCCGTTACTTCGGCAACGAGATCCTGAGCCATGACGCCAAGGCTGCTGATCTCAGCCGCTTGAACGATGGCGCACCGCTGCTATTCAACCACAACCCTGATCGCGTGATCGGTGTTGTTGAACGCGCCTATATCGATGGCAAGAAACGACGCGGTTACGCTCGGGTGCGGTTCAGCCGCAACCCATTCGCTCAGGAAGTCTTGAGCGATGTCAAGGATGGCGTTCTGCGAAACGTCTCCTTTGGTTACTCCATTGACAAAATGGAGGAACGCGGCAGCGGCGACTTTGTTGCTACTGCCTGGTCTCCTTATGAGGTTTCGGTTGTGTCGGTGCCGGCTGATCCCGGCGTCGGCATTGGCCGAGCTCTTGAGGCCGAGTCCGCTGCCTCGGCAGCACCAACACCCGATCCCATTCCTTCAATGGAAAACACCACCACTGATCTGGCCGTGGTGCGGGCCGAAGCCGCTGAGGCTGAGCGCTCCCGCATCGCTGGCATTTCTGCACTGTGCGACAAGCACAACATGGCCGACCTTGGCCGCCAGCTGATCGAATCTGGTCGTTCTATCGACGAGGCTCGCGCTGCTGTGCTCGATAAACTCGACATCAAACAGGAGCCTGTGAACATGAGCGCCGCTGAAATCGGCCTGACTGAGAAGGAAAGCCGCAGCTTCTCCTTCCTGCGTGCCATCAACTATCTCGCCAACCCGACTGACCGCGCTGCACGTGAGGCTGCCGCGTTCGAGATCGAGGCGTCTGAGGCTGCAGCTTCCAAGCTTGGCCGCCAGTCCCGCGGTATCACCATCCCTCAGGATGTGCTGCGCCGCGATCTGAACGTCGGCGCTGCTACTGCTGGCGGCAACTTGGTTGCCACCGATCTGGACGCTGGCAGCTTCATCGATCTGCTGCGTAACGCATCCGCACTGGATCAGGCTGGCGCGACCGTGCTCACCGGCCTCACCGGCAACGTGGCAATCCCCCGTCAGTCCGGCGCTGCTACCGCCTACTGGGTGGCTGAGTCTGGTGCCCCCACCGAGTCTCAGCAGACCGTGGATCAGGTGAGCCTGACTCCTAAGACTGTGGCCGCTTACACCGACTACAGCCGTCGCCTGATGATCCAGTCGTCTATCGACGTGGAGAACATGGTGCGCTCCGATCTGGCCAGCGTGCTTGCTCTCAAGATCGACCTGGCCGGTCTCTACGGCACCGGTTCCAGCGGCGAGCCCCTTGGCCTGAAGCTGACCACCGGCATCGGCACCGAGAACTTCGCTGCTGACGCACCTACCTTCGCTGAGGTGGTGGCACTGGAGAGCGACGTGGCAACTGCCAACGCTCTGCTGGGCAGCCCCGTTTACCTGATGAACGCTGCAATGCGTGGTTACCTGAAGACCACCAGCAAGGACACCGGTTCCGGCATGTTCATCATGGAAGGTGGTGAAGTGAACGGCTACACCGGCGTTCTCTCCAATCAGGTGGCAGCTGGCGATCTGTGGTTTGGCAACTTTGCCGACCTGATCATCGGTTACTTCTCCGGCCTGGACATCATGGTCGACCCCTACACCAACAGCACCAGCGGCACCGTTCGCGTGGTTGCGATGCAGGATGTGGACATCGCTGTTCGCCATCCTGAATCGTTCAGCCGCGGCAACAACAACCTCTGATCATGTTGATCCGCGTCCTTAGGCAGACGATGCTGAGCGGACGTGTGGCAAACGTCGGGGAAGTCCTAGAGGCTTCCCCCTCTGACGCCAGGCTTCTGATCGGTATTGGCAAAGCTGTTGAAGCTGCTGCCGCACCTGTCAAGATTGAAGAGCCAGTAGAGGCTCCCACCCCAAAATCAGCGCCCAAGCGCAGGAGATCTACCCAATGACCATCCACAACCTCGGATCGAAAACCGATCTGCTTGAGCTGCACAACAACGCAGTGGTCGCTTCCACTGGTGCCGGCACCCCCGCCTATGTCGACCTGATCGACTATGAGGGTGATGTGGCCTTTGTTATTGATGCTGCTGCTGCTGGTGCTGGCGTCACCCTGACTGCCAAGATCCAAGACAGCGCCACTACCACCTCTGGTGATTTCGCTGATGTGACCGGTGGCGGCTTCACTGCTGCTGCTGCTAACACTGCCTTCCAGCAGAAGATCTACCTGAACAGCAACGACCTGAAGCGCTACGTTCGCGTGCTCTTCACCGTTACCGGTGGCACTGGCACCGGCGCTGTCTCGGTGGTGGCCCTCGGCTCTAAGAAGTACAGCTGATGGCACTTACGGAAGATCTGGATATCTTCCTGGCAGACTTCGGCGTCAGCTGCACAGCTGGCGCCGTTACTGCACTGGGCATCTTGGACATGCCGAGCCAAGTATTGGCTGATGGCATGGTGCTGAGCACTGACTACACACTGACGGCTAAGGCGTCCGATTTCGGGAACCTAAGCCGCGGCAGTTCTATCACTGTCGCAACGGTCGCCTACACCGTGCGTGACGTGATGCTGCTAGACGATGGCAAGTTTGTTCAGATCGGGCTTCAGAAGACATGAGCAGCCCATTCAAGGTCAACAGCAAAAGCCAGTGGTCGACGCTGAATCCAGTGTTGATGGCAGGAGAGCCTGGCTTTGAGAGCATCGATAACAATCTGAAGATTGGCGACGGTAAGACGCCATGGAATCAGCTCCCCTATTTCGGTGGACCTGGGTATTGGGCCAGCTTCTGGGATAGCACCTCGCAAACAGCGACGGCTAATACTCCAACCTCAATTCTGCTGCGCTCTGCTGATACCGATAATCGTGGCATCAACATTGCCAGTCAGTCTCGGATCACGGTTGACCATACGGGCATCTATAGCTTCACCTTCTCGATCCAGTTCAGCAATACTGACACCAGCATTCACGACATCAATGTCTGGTTGCGCAAGAACGATAGCGGTGCGTCAGGGGATGTGCCCGCTAGTGACAGCAAGTTCAGCATCATCTCAAGCCATGGCGGCACAGCTGGCAACGTGATCGGCACTGTGAACTTCGTGTTGAAGCTGCAGGCCCGTGACTACATCGAGTTGATCTGGGCGACCAGCAATGCCGCCGCATATATCCATGCAGAAGGTGCGGCCACCAGCCCGTTCGCGCACCCCAGCATTCCAGGCATTATCTGCACAGTGGTTCAGGTGGCATCAGCATGACAACCAAGCGCGAATCAATCCTGGCTCAGATCGCTACAACGCTGGCTGGCACCACTGGCGTTAGCACGCGGATCTACCGCAGCAGGGTTGAACCGTTGGCGCGTGGCGAAAGCCCGGCCATCGTGATCGAACCGATCAATGACACAGCTGAGCAGAACACGAGTTTGCCCACGCTGGATTGGAGTCTGACGGTGCGGATCGCTGTGATCGTGCGCGGCAACGTGCCAGATCAGCAGGCTGATGCCACGGTGGAATCGCTGCACAGCAAGATCATGGCGGACCTGACGCTCGGCGGTTATGCCATTGATGTGCAACCGCGATCTGTCAGCTTTGAGATGGTTGAAGCCGATCAGCCAGCTGGCGTGATTGGCTGCGAATATCTTGTGCGTTATCGCACTTCAGTGACGAATCTGACTACAAGCTGAGCCAGCTACGATGGATTGAAAGATTCCATCCGGCCTTAAGCCATGCCGCTGCTTTCTCGCCGCCAGCTGCTGCTGGCTGAACTGGAGGTTACTTACGGGACGGACCCTACACCGACCGCTGGTAGCAACGCGATCCTGGTTCGCAATATCGAAGTAACGCCGCTTGAGGCTGAGACCGTTAGCCGTGAATTGATCCGGCCTTATCTGGGCCAGTCTGAGCAGCTGTTGGCACAGACTCGGGTGTTGATAAACTTCGAGGTTGAGCTGGCAGGGTCCGGCACTGCTGGCACCGCCCCCGCTTACGGCCCCTTGCTGCGTGCTTGCAGCTTCACTGAGACCGTGAGCGCTGGCGTGAGCGTCACCTACGAACCCAACAGCGACGCCGCTCCCAAGTCGGTCACCATCTATTTCAATAACGATGGTGTGCTGCATAAGGCCACTGGTTGCCGCGGCACGTTCTCGCTGAACTGCGTAGTCGGCGAGATCCCCACCATCGCGTTCGAGTTCACTGGCATCTACAACACGCCTACGGACGTGGCACTGGGTAGCCCCACCTACGCCAACCAGGCCGACCCTGTGGTGTTCAAGCAGGGCAACACCAGCGGCTTCCAAGTGTTCAGCTATGCCGGTTGCCTGCAAAGCTTCAGCCTTGAGCTGGCTAATGAGATCGTCTACCGCGAGCTGGTGGGCTGCACCAAGGAAGTGCTGATCACAAACCGCGCCCCCGCGGGTGAGGTGATGATCGAGGCCGTACCCGTTGGCACGCACAACTTCTTCAGTGATGCCACCGGCAACAGCACCGGCAACCTGACCTTCCAGCATGGCCAGACCGCCGGCAACATTGTGACCTTCACGGCCGGGCAGATCGATCTGGGCAATCCCTCC